TTTGACGATCTATAATCTTTTCGAGAGCATCCTTGTTATAATCGCCATAGACGAACAGGTCGGGAATAAACTGCTTGTAGTACCCGTTACCCTCCTCCGTGCCTGACATGGCGATGCCGGCTGGAATGTTCTTTTTGTGCCACAGAATATCCGTCACGAGCGTGGACTTGCCCGTTCCACGCTTTCCTATAAAGACGCAAACTTTGTCATCCGCCATCTTAGACGGATCAAACTTCCTGAGCTGAAGCGTCATATCTGGTAAGGCCGCAGGACTTATTTATCGCGTAGCGCCGCGGACTAAGACCGAGAGAGTGCCGAAGGCACTCCTGGGGGGCGCGGCCTTTGACTCTAGAAAACAATGTTTCCCTTTACTAGAGGCAACGATGAGTGCCGGTTATATCCAGTTGGCTGCCATCGGTCAACAGGACGCATATCTCACAGGCAGTCCTCAAATCACATACTTTTCGGGCGTATACCGCAGACACACCCCTTTCGTCCTCGAGGCTTATGACATTCCCTTCCTCGATAAACAGGTCAATTACGGTCAAAATAACATATGCCGCATCCCGCCCAAAGGGGATCTTGTAAGGGGCCTCACTTTAAAGTTGACCCTCCCGGCCCTCAACAATCCCGGATCCGATTGGACGTGGCCGACACCTCCCGCCCCAGATACCAACCAGCCATACATCCGCATCACGGGGCCGGCCACTGGCGGTCCTAGTGTGACCCTCGTGGCGACCTTGCTCGTGCCGTCGTACTCGACCGTCAACGTTGGTCTCTGGTTCACACCCACCTTTGCCCCTTACGTGTCCTACGACTCACCCGGCAATAAATTCATATTCAGTAACTGCGCATCCGTGGAGGTTATCAATTCAACCAATTACTTGGCCCCTGGAGTCTTTTTCGGTCTGGACCCCAAGGCGTACTCGTCCATCAATCCCGTGAGCGGCAATCTCGTGTATACCGTGAATAGCACTTCCAATTTACAGGCAAATTCCGTCTCGCCTTCTAACACCTCCCCAAATTACATATCGACCGTCACTCGCTCGGCCGACTTTACACTCGAACAGGCGGGATGGGTACAATCGACCGGCGCCTTGCCCCCCGACCCTCGCAAAGGTTTCTTCGCCTACCTTTCCCAACCCGTGAACGTCTCTGGTCGTCAGTTTATAAACTTTTCACAAACCTCTGGAACCGGTCCCGTATGGACCATTCCCGACAGCACCGTCAAATACTCTTTAACTCCAGGTGGCCGCATAAAGTTTGCAAGTCTCGGCCTTTACACCGTCAAGGCGGGCTTCGATCTCGGGGCTGGTTCCGTCGAAACGTTCAGCTTCGGGTCCAGTCAAAATGAATCTTCCGAAGGCTCTGGCCCCGTCAATCCCAATTTTGAAAACGTATTCACGTTCCGAGTGTCCCCCGACCCGTCCATGCCCGCCGTCATCCCCGTGAACGTCCGGAACACCGCCAACACCTACTACTTTTACGTGACGAGCACCGGGTCCCAACTCCAGTCCAACTCGTACGTCACCATAAGCCCCGTCGATGAAATTTATCAACTCAGTGCCCCGATCCCTATGACTTCCAACCCTTTCAAGTTGCCCCTGTACGGCAACGTCGTTGCGACCGGTGGTTTCACCCTGAACCTCACACCCGGCTCGAATATCAATTTCGTCAACGCTGGTGAATACGTCCTGACCGGCTCCGTCTATCTGGGCGGTCCCGAGTACGTTTCGAATGTTCATGTTTGGGAAAGCTCCAACTTGATTTACGATTATGACATGTCCATGCAAGGCCGCGATCCCACCTTTGCATTCTCGGTGCCTCTGTCCGTCACGGACCCCGTCGCCAATTACTACATGAACGTCACGACCACGTCCCTGAGTACCGTAGCCTCCAACACGTACTTTATCGTGAACCGTATGAGCGTTCCGACCGCCTCGAACCCAGACTCGAACGTCTTGCCCGACAACGGTCTGACGTTTCTCTCGACCGGCTCTACTCTCATGGCTCCTTTCAATTTTGTTTCAGATTTCACATCGTCCGGTAGTTCAAACCTCATTTCATACACGAGCGCCGGATTCCAGTTCAGTAGTACCGGTTCGTACATCCTGACGGGCGCCATATGTACCGCCGACCCGGTTCGGAGCATCACGTTCGGTCCCCAGACCTACCGAGACAATTTGGGTATTTTACCCCCTTATACGTTCCAGGTTCCCATCTATATTTCAGACATTTCACAGACTTATCCCGTCTCCGTGACCGTCGCGGGAACCACCGCCTCGCCCAACATCTTCTCAAACACCTTCATTTCCGTGTACCCCCTGACCCTCCCTATCGTCGACCCTTCCACACAGGTCTTCTCGTACTACGACTCCGTGGGCACGTGGGCCATCAAAACTGCAGACCTCAAGATTGGCGGTCAGACCATCCAGAGCCTCGCAGGTGAATTCATAGAACTCTGGAACGATCTCCACGTCCCTTTTGAGAATCAACCTGGTCTTCAAATTCTCACAGGCAAGAATGACACCGGCACGACCATCAACCCCCCGGGCCGCACCTACTTTGTCAATTTGCCCTTTTATTTCTATAACAATCCGGCCCTATACTTGCCCCTCGTTGCCCTCGGCAGACACGACGTCGAGGTTCACGTCACCTTTAGAAATTTCACCGAGTTGACTGCGGTCGTAGTAAACTCCCCTACGCTCGACGCCACCATCATCGTCGATTACGTATACCTTTCAGACCCAGAGATTCGGTGGTTTCAGGGGGCCCGCCTCGATTACGCAATCACCCAGTGTCAGTACCAATCCGTCGGCCTCCTGCCCGGGTTCACGTCGGCCGTTTTCAATTTAGATATTAAAAACCCCGTCCGTGAAATGTTCTTCGTCATTCAGCCGACGAATCAGTTGCCCTATGACTACGCGAACAACGCCGTTCTGAGTTTTGGACTGAGTTTCAACGGTCAGTACCTCTTCACACCCGACACGACCGACGCTCTTTATACCGGTTCCATCGAACCTTTCAACCACTACGAGAATTTCCCGGAACGCAAGTTCTTCATGTACTCGTTCACAGACAACCCGGGGTCCCCCAAGCCTCGTGGACAAATCAATTTTAGTCGAATCAAACAGGTTCTCTTGACGCTCAATTGTGGCGGTCAAGCGTTTTTGCCCGCCAAGGAACTTCGAATTTTGGCTGTAAATTACAACATTTTACAGATTGCTGATGGGTTAGGGGGTCTGAGGTTCAACACCTAGGGCGACTCATGAACCTCTATGGAAATTCATGGACCTGGTTGGACGTCAAGAGCCACGGCGCGCCGCGCCGGTAAGTAACCCCTAATGAAAAGCGCCTGCGGCGCTTGCTTTTTTCCTTAGAACTTACTAGAGATGGCCTCCCGTGCCAGTTTAACCTTTCTGGGTCAGGAAGACATAGCCCTGAGCTCGGATCCACAGGTTACGTATTTCAAAGAGAAATATGAAGGCTCCAGTCTCTTTTCATCCCGAGTCGACAAGGTTCAGTTCGATAACGACGTTCTCGTCCCGGGTTCTGAAAACTCCATCGAGCTCCCCCGCTCCGGAGATCTCATAACTGACATGTACCTCAAAATTTTCTTCCCTGCGAGCATCACGTCCCTGGCTGTCGAGGAATCCGTCGCGACCCTTTTCATAGAACACGTCGAGCTCTACATAGGTTCCACCCTTATTGAGAGAATTTACGGAGAGTTCATAGCCCTCCGTTACGACGTGGAGGTTCCCCAAGGTAAACAAGCCTCCTTGACCAACCTCATAGGCAAGGGCACCACCGTCTGCGCTCAGAGCTACACGGTTCCTCTTCCTTTTTCATTGCTCGAAAAGGGTATTCCTTTGTGCGCCTTCAAAGAGCCCGTCACCTTTCGAATCATCACCGCCAAGACCAACACTTTCACCGTTCCTCCCACAGACATTTCCGACCCCGTCACCGCCTTTTTACATGTAGAATACACGTACCTGGGTCAAAAGGAGATTGATTTTATCCGCCGGACCCCTCAGGTTCACATCGTCCAACAGGTCCAGCTGGCCGAGTTCGCCGCCCCTCTCGGCGCCCTGGCCGTCCGCTGTAATCTCGACTTTTCAAACATAGTCAAGGAACTCTATTTCGTGATCCAAAACGAATCTGCCCTAGGCTATGACTTTCTGG